AGGTTTATTTTATCACGTTGGACGAGAAGAGCGGAGCGGAAAAGAAAACCGCCGCTACCATGTTAGCCCAAGCCTCTAATCTAAAAGAGGCCATAACCGTGCTAGAAGAAGGCATGAATGGGACAATGGCGGATTATACCATCGCCTCTGTCACGGAGACAATGATCATGGACGTGTTCCCGTTCAACGCGGATGTCAATAAGAGAATTGTTGACATTGATAAAAAAGAGATAGAGAAATCATTATCCGACTCCTCTAAGTCAATCGAGGATAAGATGAGAGAGTGCAAGGATATCATAACCCGTGATCCCAAGGAAGGGGACGGGGATCTTATAACTAGGACGCAATCCTTCATCCGGCAAAAGGCCGGGCATGACAAGAGCAAGTTCAAGGAGGCTGCAATAGAGATCGCCTTGCTCCAGAAATCGCCAGCTTCCCAAGTATGGTTCATGGGATGTGGACAGCTATTAATCGAGGAGTTGGAGGTTTAATAAATAAAAAGATCATGAAGAAATTTATCAACAAACACTGGATATTGATATTGGCCATAGCCTTTATTCCGGTAGGGAACAGAGTTTTTAACCATGTTGACGCATGGCTAGGAATAGTCATTATGTTAACTAGTTCATTATTTATAATTTACAAACTATTTAATTTTATCAAGAATGAAAAGGACAAGTTTTAAGTTTTTTACTATAGCGATAATCACTATGGTATTTTTATCCTCTTGTGAACGTGTAGCACCTAATTACGCTGGGGTATTGATGGAAAATTACGGGAAACAAGGGAAAGAGGATTTCAAGGTCGTATCGGGCAGGGTTTCAACTTGGGAATGGGGCACGGAATTATTTCAAGTCCCGCTATTCGACCAACGAGGCGAGTTCGGAAGCCCTGTCACGTTAAAAGCCGCAGACAATACGGAGTTTAACGCACGCCCCACTTACTCCTACAAGGTCATCAAAAACAGGGCAATAGACGTTGTTTTCGATAACAAGCACATAGACAAGGCCGATACGGAATCAGGCAAAGACGGTTTCATGCAATCATTGGAGGATAACATACTAGAACCTCGCATCTATGACCTGATCAAGGAGGAAAGCCGTAAACATAAGACCGACAGCTTAATGGCAGACGGAGGTTCGCTTCTTTTTGAGAAACGCCTTGAGCAGATTGTAGATAAGGAATTCGAGAAAAGAGGTCTTCAATTACTCACATTCTCGGCGCAATTAGAGTTTTCCAAGGCGGTTCGCGAGAAAATTGATAGTAGGAATGAAGTTAACACCAATATTTCGGTTTTAGACCAGCAGATAGCGGAGCAACGGAAACGCAACGAGTTGGAGCAATTGAAAACGGAACAAGCGTTAATCACCTCGAGAGGATTGACTAAAGAAATTCTTTATAAGCAGTTTATCGACAAATGGGATGGTCGTACCCCCATTTATGGAGCGATACCCGATTTAATAAAGATTCAGAACTAAGGATATTAATATTAGAGTGTGTTTTTCATGGTATTAGATTTAGTTTTTATTCCCGCCGTCCGTGAGGATACGCGGGGATTTCGGGCGGTAAGTATTCCGGGATGAAACGTTACGGAGTGCGCATGACGTAAAGAGGCCGGTTCGATCCCGGCACCGTCCACGAATAACAAACATATAATTATGGAAACAATACAGAATTTAGATCACTTGACAATGGCCATATACCTTATCACCGCAATACTAGGACTGATCGCATTGATATTGGCCGTATTCTTACTAATAAACGATAAAGAAAGGAGGAATTCGTGGGAAAGAAAAAACATGATTTAGTGATAGCCGTTGACCCGGACATAGATAAATCCGGTATATGCGTACTGTCTCCTTCAACGAGACAGCTAATTCTAAAGAGCCTCCCCTTCCCTGTGTTGGTCGATTTCATAAAGGAGGCAAGAGAGAGATACAAGGGGGTAGACATAGTGGTCATTGTCGAGGCCGGATGGCTTAACGAAAAAAGCAACTACCATAAGGCTAGGGGTAAATCCGGCGAGAGGATAGCCAAGTATGTAGGTCGTAACCAGCAAACCGGGATATTGCTTCTCCAGATGTGCGAGCACATAGGGATTCCCTGCGAGGAGGTAAAGCCTTTGACCAAGCATTGGAAAGGGGACGAGGGCAAGATAACCCATGAGGAACTCTCCTACATAGTCGGTCCCTTGCCTAAGAGAACGAACCAAGACCAACGTGACGCTACGATTCTGGCTTGGTGGTACGCCGATCTACCAATAAAAATAAAGACTTGGTGATATGGCGAAGAAGAAAGACGAGCAAGAAAAGGTGAAATGTGGCGATTGCGCCAACGGACATCCTCACAAGGGGCTATGCGTTTGGTGCATCATACATGACGCTGGACGGGTAGCTAACTCCACGAGATTTTGTAACACTTTTAAAAAGAGATAACATGGATATAAAGAAAATGTCAAACAGGGATCTCAAATATGGCATAGACCGATGCAACGCAAGGTTGGCCGGGATAATGCCAATGGGATACATGGACAAGGAACGATGCCTTCAGGCGTTGGAGCAATATAGGGAGGAATTGTATAATAGAGGAATAATATATTGATTAATAATATAAAAATATAGAAAGACATGAGCACATTTATGAAATTTATATCAGAGTCTGAGCCTTGTGTAGCATTAGAGGTAAGTCCTTTATGTGAATCTGATGAGTGCATAAGTTTTTTCATATCCGAATATTCGGACTACATGACCAAGAGTGCGAAATAAGTAAGGATGATATTAGAAGATTGATAAAGTTCCTAGAAGAAGAATTGGAAAATGCCGACAACTGATATGGATAAAGGATTTATCATGTTATCTCGTAAATTATTTTCCCACAGAATATGGAAAGCATCCCGGACTTTTAGCGAGTGCGAAGCGTGGATAGACTTGATACAGTCAGCACGATTTGAGGCAACGCAGCTTACGGCTAGTATCGGAGGTAGGGAAATAACATACGGAAGAGGACAATATCCGGCATCCATAAGTTTTCTTTCCCAAAAGTGGAAATGGAACTCAGATAAAAAGGTTCGAAATTTCTTGGATATGCTAAAAAAGGACGGAATGATAACAACAGACGCGTCCCAAGGGATGAATGTTATAACGCTATGCAATTATGACTTATACAATCCTATAAATATATCCAAGGGCGAGGATAAGGGCAAGGGTAAGGGCATAGATATAGAACAAGAAATCAAAGACTTAAAGCTATCTTTGGGCAAGCTAAGGGCAAGCCTAGGGGCAAGCGAAGAAAATGAAGGGCAAGGTAGGGGCAAGAATAATAATAAAGATAATAATAATATACCCCCTACCCCCAAATCGGGGGACACCGTCACTCCCGTTCCGGACGCGGGCGATAACTCAGAAAAGGTAAAAACATGGAAAGATGATTTCAACATCTATTTGGATTTAGTCCGTAGCGCATATAAGAGCATATGCGACGATCCAAAGATCATGGAGACCCAACAAGCCTATTATCCCGGCGTAAATATAAAACTATCTCTCGAGAAGGCTTGCACAAATTTCTGGGCAACGGATGCCGGATGGAAGCACAAGAAAAAAAGCAGGGCTAAAGAGATTGACATGAGAATGACATTGATTAACGCAATAGACAAAAACAAGGTTTATTATGGCAAGAACGAGCATCGCACAGACCTCACTTACATCGTCCCAGATTGACGGGAAACTACCTCCCCAAGCCAAGGAGATAGAGCAGATAATACTGGGGGCTTGCCTCATAGAGAGCGACGCTTTCGAGAAAATCGCCTCGGAACTATCTGAGGCCGATTTCTACGACAAGAGGAACCAATCGGTATTCAAGGCCATATCCGGGCTATACAAGGAGAGAAAGCCCATAGACATGATGACGGTCACGCAAGCGATGCTGTCATCCGGGGAGCTTGAGAGTATAGGGGGGCCGATCTACATAGCCTCCCTTACCTCCAAGATTGGGTCATCGGCCCATATACTGGACCACGCGATGATAGTCAAGGAGCGATCCATACAAAGGAAAGGGCTGGTGATAGCCAATGAACTTGAGAACGCTATCTATTCCAACGAGGATATAGGGGACGTACTGCACAAGGCCATAAACGGATCAGAGAGCCTCATGGAGGAGCTTATCGGGAAGTCTAATGGCGAGCATGTATCCAAGGCTCTTAAAGGCTCCATGGACGGTTTATACAAGCGTGTGGAGATGGCGAGGAAAAACATCAGGTCTGGTGTAGACACTGGGCTTCACGACCTGAATAAGATCACTAACGGCTGGCAACCGGGAAACTTGGTGATAATAGCCGCTAGGCCCTCCATGGGAAAGGCTCTAAGGATGGATGCCAAGGTATTGACACCTTCAGGATGGAAACTGAACAAGGATCTTGCGATAGGCGACCAAGTTTGCTCCGTAGACGGGGCTGAATCACGTGTGACCGGCATATTCCCGCAAGGACATGTCAAGACATACATGGTCGAGTTCTCGGACGGTCGCAAGATCGAATGCTGTGGCAGCCACTTGTGGAGCGTAATATCTTCCAAGTTCAACGCCAAGGCCGAAAGGGTCGTATCTACCCTAGAGCTTATGGACTTGATAAGCAAGGAAAGATATTCCGGCAGAATAAGCATTCCTCGTTTCTCCGGGATATTCGGAGAAAAGAAAGATTTCGTGATCCACCCATATCTCATGGGAGTCTTGCTAGGAGATGGAGTCTTGAGCAAGGGGGTTAGCTGGTGCAAGCCGGACAAGTTCATCGCTGATAAGATCCAAGGTATGGTCGACTACGATGTTATCGTGTCGGATGATCGCTTCCTAGTGACCAACAAGGAGAACAGGAAGGTCAATAAATACCTGTCAGAGCTAAAGAGCCTAGGATTGTTGAATGTCCATTCCTACGAGAAGTTCATCCCGGACATGTACATTGACGCATGCAGGGATCAAAGGGTTGAGCTGTTGAACGGTCTTCTCGATACAGACGGGGATATAGACAAGAATGGGGCTATATGCTACAACACCACGAGCGCTAAATTGGCGAGAGGCGTACAAACACTTTGCTGGTCTTTAGGATATAAATGTTCCTTGAGAGAAAGACGCTCATTCCTTTATGGCGAGCGGAAAAGGAACAGTTTCAGGCTCGTGATCGTAGCGGACAATCCTAGGGAATGCTTCACGCTCCCAAGGAAATTCAACAGAGTGAGGCCAGACCGGAGGAACAAACCTTTGACCGTGATGTCCGTGACACCGACCAACCGCAGGGTTGAATGCCAGTGCATATCGGTATCGCATGAGAAGGCCTTGTACATAACGGACGACTACATAGTCACCCACAATACCGCCGTGATGCTTCACTTGGCCAAATCAGCGGCAAAATCCAACACGCCCGTGGCTATATTCTCGCTTGAAATGTCCGACATAAGCTTGGCCAACAGGTTGATCCTATCCGAGTGCGACGTAGATCCGGAACGGTTCAAGTCCGGGTATATGACAAACGAGGAGATCAACAAGGTAGAGACGGCAGTCAACGAGCTTTGGAGGCTCCCGATCTATGTCGATGACAACCCGTGCGTTACGATGGATTACATCCGCTCACGATGTAAGATACTGAAGAAGCAAGGCAAGTGCGGGATCATCATGGCCGACTATCTCCAATTGGCGGAGAGCGGGGAACGGGAAGGAAACCGTGAGCGGGAGGTAGCCAAGATGTCAAGGACCGCCAAGATCACGGCGAAGGAGTTAAAGGTTCCCTTCTTGCTCTTATCCCAATTGAACAGGGGAAACGAGGCCAGACCGGACAAGAAACCCCTCCTATCCGATCTTAGGGAATCCGGGGCTATCGAGCAAGACGCTGATATCGTAATGTTCATTCATAGACCGGAGTATTACAAGATCGAGGTCAAGGACAAGAACGGCAACGTAGAACGCAATTACGGAGAGTTGATCGTGGCCAAGAATAGAGATGGGGCCACTGGATTAGTAAAATTTAAGCATAATGACGGCATGACCAAGTTCTACGATTACGGGAGTTGTGACAAGGACATGCCATTTTAAAAAACAAATCATGGAAATAATCAACAGGCTGAAGAACACCCCTACCGGTTTGATCGTGTTGGTAGGAGACATGAAAATTATCGTGGAAAAGTACAGGCCGTACTACAACGGCCAGAACAAGATCCCGTGCAGGGGATGCGTCTTCCGGGACGAGGGAGCGAGATTCTGCGAATACAGCAAGGCTTGCATGGCTCATCTGAGGCCGGATCACGAAAGCGTGGTGTTCGCTAAAACAGAGGTTTAATCATTCATCATAGTTGAAAGCTGCATTCATCCATGATGAGATAAATAAAAAAACAGAGAAAATGACAAATGAGGAATTGAAGAAATATAAACGGCCATTACCAATGGCATTTACGATGCTTCCGATCGATTTCATATATGAGCATATCGAGGATGAGCACGGAGTCTACGAGACGGGTATGTTCACCTACAAAGGAAAGGATATTTTCATAAATAAGGAAATGGGTGAATGGCATCTGTCCGTATCCGCCAATCACACGCTCGGATATTACGAACTGAAAGAGATACGATACAAGTTTATGCCGGATAGCATGCAGGTAGCGCAGATATTCCCTCCACGTAAGGAATTTGTTAACCTGCACGAGAATTGTTTCCACCTGTACCAAATCAAATTCGATAAATAAGTCATGAGAAATAAAGAACTAATCGCTCTATTACAAGAGCAAGACCCGGAAGCGGAGGTAATGATACGCACGTCCGACGATCAATATTACTACGATTTAGTGGACGTGTTCACGGATAAGGATGGGGATGTCATAATACAGGAGGGGTAAATGTGGATAATAAGGAATATTTTAACAACGAATTATAATATGAATCAAATTTGCACGAATAAAAAACAATCATCACGCCTGTTAGAGGCCGGGGTGAGACCGGATACGGCAGACATATATTTGGATGAATTTGAATTACCGGTCGCATTTGAATATGGCAGGGTTGAAAATCATGTGGATCAAGATATGGCATTCCCGGCTTGGTCTCTATCCAAGCTGATAAACATGCTTCCTGCCACGATTTCACAACGCAACCGACCCGATTTAAGTTTGGAAATCACAAAAGATAGCGTGTATTGGTTCATCCAATACACAGAACTGGGATACGACTGCAAGCATGAGGTTATGAAAAAGAATGTCTTAGATGCTGTTGTGAATATGATTGAATGGCTTATCAAGGAAGGATACCTTGACAAGAAATACCTAACAGATAAATGCGGTGATTGCCGACTTATCGAGGATGAAGACGCAAACGGGGGCGCTTGGTGCGCTTTCCATCAAAAACCGGTAAGGTGTGATAGCAAGGCTTGTAAGGATATTTTAGAGAAAGGAGGATCAAATGCGTGAGATTAAATTCAGAGGGAAGAATCTTAATACTAAAGAGTGGGTGTATGGAGATTTATTGCAATGGAATGATGGAGAAACAGCTATTGGTGTTCATGGACAATTCATTGATGATGGTTATCATTTTAATGAAAACTATGATAAAACACCTTATGTTGATGAAACTACCGTAGGCCAGTACACAGGCCTAAAAGACAAGAACGGAAAGGAGATTTACGAGGGGGATTTAATAAAAGCTCCAAGCGGACGTATTTATGCCGTTATATTCTCAACATGGAAACATGAAGAGAAAAGAGAGTTTCCCAAAGTAATTGACTTGTATGAACATACAGGATGGTGCATATCCCTAGATGGGGTTAATCCATGTGAACTGCTAGACTTTGAGGTGTGCCAAGGAAGTGTTATTGGGAATGTTTATGACAATCTCGAATTGCTGAAAGGAGGATCAAATGATTAAGGCAATACTACCCGCAGTCATTATGCTTTCAGTAATATTCATATTATCCTCCGGAATGACAATACAGTTTAAGCCTTTCCATATATCTTTTTCCCAACCCTTCTTCGGCCTAGGACTCATATTGATGATAATAGGATTTATGTTATGCTTAGGTTCTTTTTATTTCAAGGGCCGTGATAGTATGGGATATAACAAGGGGTTTGAAGCAGGATGCGAATATGTGATAGGTTTAATTAAAAAAGAAAATAAATATGAGCAAGATTGATATGAGACAGACAGTAGAAGAAGCGGCTCATCTCTTCGCTGAAAGCAGGAGTAGCGGTAGTGTATTCCCTGCATATTACCACGGTTTTATAGCAGGTGCCGAATGGCAGGCAAAGAAATTCCCGTGGATAAGCACAAAAGATAAGTTACCTGATGATGAAGATCTGGTAATAACTGGCTGCTGGTGTACTAATTATTTTAAATACTTACAACAGGGTTGTATTGCAGAGAATGTAATGAATGGTATGATACTAATGGTGATAAAATTTGTGTTACCCATTGGATGCCTATACTCGATCTGAGGAATAGTATTAACCGAGCCTTCATGGGAAGGCTCATAATTTAAATAACATGTGCGTACTTATTTACGACGGGGATGTAGAAATACAATCCCCTAAACAACTAGAGGATCATTTCCCGCAAATCACGAAAATGATCCCAGCGGAAGGGTATGACAATATCATACCGGAATCTTGCCTGTGCCAAGTGGACATAGAGAATACTCTTGATAGTGCCGGAATAAAGTATATTGAAGATTGCGGGGACTATATAATCATTAAATAATAAATAAATTGAAATCATGAGATTAAGACAAGCCAGCATATGTATTGGACGGAGGCCGGGAAGAAGTTCATCCTTGATTTGTATAACCTTAAAATTTCAGCCTAATGAGAGATAAACCTTTTTATGAGCTGTTATCACGCATAGATGATGACAGTTTATTGGCCAACTTTTTCAATAAGGTGTTAGGGAATTTGGATATGGCGAGAATCATATCCGCACCCCGTACTTTTCGTCATAAAGATGATGAAAATAGCCGATATTGCATTGATCTTTTTTATGATACATGCTTGTGGGAAATGTATCTTCATCAATTCATATACAAGCTGAATGGATGGATAAAAACACTGGATGAATACCTGACAGAGTTTAGTGGGAGCTGGAAATATTACGCTTCCTCGAAACGTATCGAGAGCGTTAATGAATATGGCGGCGATGACGATGACTATAACGAGGATGGAAGCGTGAAAGTCATGGATATTCCCAATGACAGGCTTGAGCCTTACTCGTCATAAGGGAGTTAGTCTGTGACGATTGGATTGATATAGTTCAAGAGACCATCCCGAAAGATTTGGAGAGGCTATACGGATGCCTACAAGCAGAGGCTAATTTATCCATAGCGGATTTTTTCAAGGACAAAATGGGAGTTGATATACCTATATATCAAAAAGATGACAATGGCAATACGGTTAAGATGGGATTCGCAGACAAAGTATTGCATAAAGCCGCTGAACAAAACAATTCAGAGGTCATGGGATCGTATGTATTGTTGGTATGCTATTGTATGCATGATCTTGTCTCCGCCATAAAATCGTTAAATCCATTTGAAGACAACGTGGAGGCATTGACTAGCGTAAGGAATGACTCAATGCGGTTTCTATCCATGTCCTTTAGTAATATGGATGTCGTAAAAAAATACATGTCATCATAACAGGCACATCAAGTGCCGTATCCGAGCCATCACCTCATAGAAGTTGACAGGCTCGAAATCGAGAGAATCAACCAATCGATCTAGTTCACGTTTGGAGGATTCTCTCTTTTCTGTATGTTGCTTACCTTTTTTCATTATTAACGAGTGGACACCATAAGAAAAACAATAAGATTATCCACATATACCCTGTATCTGTTGTGTCCCTTTGATAAGGGAGAGGTCTAACCAAATGCGAGGATGATCGTTTAAGCCGTTTCGCCAGCAACATTCTCTTTCGTGTCTGATCCATCTTCTGTTTGTTTAGGTGATATATTGCTCCAATTCATTCCCCCAATCATAGAAGCCACTTGCGAAACCATACCTTGAGGATCATCCGTGTCCCTCAAATCCAAATCCTTTTGAAGAAAGTTATATATTTCTTCCGCTAAAGGAGTAAACTCCAATTTTTCCCCTTTTTCGCGCGCCTCATTTACGGATTCCGTCGCAAGACGAGCGGCCTCGATTTTTAAATCTGCTTTTGTTACCATTTTATTTTCTTTTTTTTATTGATAAATATGTCTGTTTATCTCGTTTTCGTGACAATTGCAATCACAAATGAACAGCTGGATATCGGGAGCTAGCTTTCCTCCTATGTACCCGCTTAGGTAAGCTATCTCTTCTCCACCCACATCCATATTTAAGGCTATAGCCATGTGATCGGTCAAGTGCCGGCACTCGTGGAACAACGAATTGGAGAACTCCCTGTAAGACGAGGTCCGGCCTATCACCATGACGGATTCCCTCCGCCGGTAGCTGGAATAAGTAAGTCCCACGTCCAGATTGCACGACCCCATATTGCCATAAGCCTCCCGTATCTTGCTTTCCGGGCAACCGACCCTCCTCAATAGGGCTATGATATCGGATATCCTCGAGCAGGTGACGTTATACAGCACGTGGATCACCCAATCGTATCTCTTGATATGGTAATCCCGTCGTATCATCTCCTTACCGTCTTGAACTCCCGCTCTATCCTCCTCCTTTGTTGCCGGGTGAGATTGGTTGCCTTGAGATTGCCCACCACCTCGGATACCTTGTCAAAATCCTTCTCCGGCATACTCGCCAGCACGTCCTTGGGGGACTCTCCCTTCAAGATCCTCAGTATGTAGCCCCAGCCTCCCATCACATCATCTCCTCCCATATTATAGGCGTGCCGGACCCGATGCAATCAGCGTAGAACCGGGTGAACACTATCCCGTCGTAAGCGTCCGGATCGTCGCAGACGTTCTTGACATAAAGAGCGGCGTACTGCTCGTTAGGCACGGAGGAGCCAAGGTAATCGGCCTTGCACATGTTGGCGGCGTAAACATAATCGTATCCACCCTTTTTCTTCACGTCCACGCTATACTTCTTCAGCATCTCATCCACCTGTTCCTTCGTGAAAGGGGTTATCTTGACCTTCTTCCCGTTTCCGTCCTCCTTCTCCATCATGGATACGGCCCAATCGCACATGGCCTTGGAGAAATGCCAGCCATACGCCTTCAGGTAGGATCGCATGCCGGAAGGGAAATCATCATACATATCTAGTCTCATATTCCTCTGTTTTTTAGGAGGGGGAAACCGGTCCCCCCTCATGGTTATCTACGATATCGTCTCGAGTAGCGTCCGGTGCCCGGCACCCCACGGCGATTGCCATAACCGCCACCGGATGATCCACGACCGCCGCCACGGTTGCCGTAGCCGCCACGCTCCCACATCTCACGGAACTCGTCGTCGTCCTCGAACTCATCGTCTTCGTCTTCCTCCATGCGGTTGCCATAGCCTTCCATGGCCTTCCGCTTCCCTTCCTTACAGCCAAGCTTATAGGCCTCCTTAGCCAGTTCCAACATATCCTCGTCTTCCATGGCGTCGAATTCCTCGATCAGCTCCTTCAGTTTTCTGCTATATGTTCCCATATCACTCTGTTTTTTTATTATTGTTATTATTACCGTTCACGGAACCGACAAGTTGCTCCATCATGGCAACCAACCTTGCGTTAGCCTCCTTCAGATCGGACATCTCGTTTCTCATGTTAGCGATCTCACTCTCCCTCTCCTTCTCCCGGGCAAACTCAGGGTTCAGTATTACCAGCATCTTCTCGCACCCCTCAATCACGGATTTATGGTAATCGATGCTGTCAAGTGCCTGTCGGCTTTGCTGCATCATGGCGTTGATCTCCGTATTCAGGGCACCTAGATCGCATGACACAACCAGTTTCTCCCCGTTTGTAGTGGGGTAATCCGTAATGGTAACGTCGGACAAGACGTTGGAGAAGCTGACGTTGTCCTCACCTACCTTGGCCTTTATGTCCACCACGATTTTAGCTTGCGGACCATACATATTGAAATTTGGATTCTCCGGTCTCGGAGGGGACACGCTGACTATGCTTCCAACCTCACAAAACGGCGTATTCCCCTTATGAAGGATATATAAAGGATTCCCTTGTCTCTGATTCTTGAACATATTTATTGGTTTTTATGAGAGCCGGATCGCTCCGGTCTCTCGTTGATACTCTATCACACCACTCCCGTCATTATCTGGAGCGTATTATTGCCCGACTCATAGTAACACAAGTAGATTCCGGTGCCGGTTATATCGGATGCCGTGACATCTGCGCCGTTAATGGTCGTTAGCGCCTGCGTGGAGCCGTTCGTGTCAAACACTACCGGCAACGTCCCGGTAGTACCAGCCGGGATAGGCTGGGCCAGACGGAACAAGATCAACCCGCTAAACGGGGCTGACAGGAACGGGTGACTGCGGAAGGAGAAACGAACGTTGGTCGTCCCGACCGTAACGCCCGTGCTCTCCAAACGTGGGATACCGTTCTTGTTCGCCATTATGAAAGGACTAATGAATGCCATAACTCTTTATTTTTAGGTTATTAACTCATTATCCCCATCCGTTGCCGAAGTTTCCCCAGCTACCGAGACCTAGGCCTAATCCGTACTGGGCGGCCACGCAAGTGGGTATGCCTACCACGGGGGAGTAAGGAACCTTTGCCACCTCCGGCTGGTTACACTCGATCTTGGCCAATCTTGAGCTCAAATCACCCAAGGCGTTACCTAGAGGGGCGGTCTGCGCCTGTAGAGTAGCGGCGAAATAGGCGTTCTGGTTGCTTTGGGAGATCTGTCCTTTCAAGGCTAGGTTCTCCGCCGTCAAGCGATCCATCTTGTCTTGTTGATACAAGTTCTTGAAATCACGAACCTCGTTGATGATATCACGGGTGTTCTGCAGACCTGAGTCACGGAGAGTCAACGTGTTGTTGTTCATCGTATTCACCAGCGTGTTTGTCTGGTTGCAGCTAGCCAATTGGTTCTCGTAGCCCATCTTAGTGATGTTGTTGTTAACCGTGCAGCAGCACTCGGCGATCTGGCTCAATAATTGATTGTTACCACTTTGGACGGCGTTAATGATTTGTTGGGAACTCATGCCTACTTGGTTACCCACGCTCTGGATCTGTCCTTGGATCTGGCAGATAGCGTTTTGTAATTGTTGGGTTGAGCAATTCAAGGAAGATGACAATTGGCTGATAGCCGTTCCGTTTCCTTGGATAGCGTTCATCAACAATTCACGACCAGCGTCATTGTTCAATTGAGCCGGTAATCCGTTAGCCCCGTTGTTGCCGAAGCCGTTGCCACCCCAGCCTCCCCATACGAAGAACAGGAGGATGATCCAGATCCACCAGCAACCACCACCGCCCCAAGCGTCTTGATTGCCCTTATTGTTCATCAAAGCCGCTACCAAATTGGGGTCCAATGATTTTCCACCGCCACCCATCAAGCTCGGGAGAAAGGCCATGATGTCAAACTTACTTCCACCGGAATTACCTCCTTCGGGAGTACCGATAAAATAATTTCTATCCATTATCTTTAATTTTTGTCGTTAATCCGGCACCATTACCGGACACGACAAAAATCATGAGAAGGGCTTTGCTAAATAAATATCTCCTTGCTAGCTTGTTGCGAGGTTGTTGCTAGTTCTTTGCGGAAGGGGATGAGACAAAAAAAGCGCCGCCAATTTGTGTTGACGACGCTTTTGCCTTTTAAGGGAGGCTTTATAATGATATGGAAAGGAGCTCTTCTCCTAATTTATGCAAGGCTTTTTCCAATTTTAAGCTTTGTTCGGGTCTAGGATTTCTCCCTCCAGAAGCATAATGCCATAGTTGTTTTTGATTTATCCCTGTAATACGTTCTAAACCAGCCTTTGAAAATATGCCAGAATAAAACTCCAACAATGACCGTACATCCATTTTAAACACCAACTCGTAATCACCTTGCAACTCTTCCGGAATATCACAGCCTAGCTCCTCACATTCCGAAACAAAGGTATCAATAGATTCTATCATACCCATTTTTATCTCATCAATAGTTTTACCGGTAGCTATTATACCGTCCAAACCATCAATATAAGCCGAGTAATTATTGTCGGCCCGTTCAATGATAACTCTTAGTGTGTGCATACATTTTTGTCTTTTTTTCTTCTTATGTTTTTCATGTATTAATTCAAAAGTTTTCTGGAGGCGGCATCAGCAGGACTATTTAAGTCCTGCCTCCCTTAAAACGGAATTCAACGTCCCTTCCTTTAGATCATCGTTGAGATTACCCGGAATTACTATGGGTCTTCTGGCTCCTTTCCTATAGTAAATCCTATGATCTCCACGCATCCGGACAAAACGCCATCCGTTTTCTTCAAGTAAGGATATAACATCCTTGACTCTCATTACCATTTGGCCTCCTTTCTTTTTTAATTATAAAAAAAGATAACAAACAACGAAGGTTTGATAGGGGCAAAGGTAACTATAATTCTACTATCTCCAAACAAAACGATAACTATTTTTCTACTATTTCGTATATACAACTATTTTAAGATCAAAAAAGTTCACGAATATAGAGGATTTTCTATAGCTAATTTTTCCTTCACGCTTTCTAATACTCCTCTCAGGAAATAACTCCTCCTTATCCTGTCCGGGTACAGGTTTCGCATCCGGTTGACGGCTTGCCTCGTCATTCCCGTCAGATCGGATATGATATTATCGCTCAACTTGCGATCGGCCAGTATGGTTATAGCCACTCCCCTAGCGTCAACGTTCCTCTCCTTGTTGTTGCTAAACATCATTACCGGATCGGTTCCGCACTCCTTGCAGACAGCCTCTATCACTTTTTTGTAAAAAATTTCCACCTTATTCATAAACTTTTTATTTCGTGGTTTGTTTTACTATCAAAGCCGGGCACAAAAAAATGCACGGCAGAAGAAATAAAGAATCTCTCCCGTCGTGCAGCGATAATTAAAACAAACTTCCGATCCGTTTTAATTCGTGGGGAGATTCTTTCTTTATCTCCCCGCCAACTCGTCCTCTCGGAGTCATTGGATAACACTATGTATCAATATTAAATCACCCTCTCTTATTAATGATCCACCATAACATGGCCGCAATCATTCCTCCTACCAACAGATACCACCATACCCTAGGATGGATAAGCCTCGTTTTCTTATCCACGTTTATCGTTTCTCTCTCATCGGAGACGACCGCCTTGTTATTCGTCCGCACCTCTGTCATATCAGATCCGGTCGAAACGATCTTCTCGCCGGATTCCTTTCGCTCCTTTCCTATGGTTATATCGGATGTCTTGACAGGATACAGGTTACCCACGCTGTCTGGAGAAGACCACTCCACGACCAAGATCCGGGCGCTCAATCTCTCGTTAGATAATATCCGCTCTATGGCCGAAAGGCTGTCTTTTTTAAAGATACTATCCGATAGACTGACACTTGCAGTGGTATGCCTTTCCGTATCCGTGGATTTCTTGGAAGTTCCACAGGCACAGAAAAGGCATAACAATATGACGTACCATATTCTCATAGCAAGTTCCATCCAGCTATAACGTCCGACATTTCGGCCTCCCTACCGTTCTCGACCCGACTCATACCAGCGACAATACGGATCATCTGCTCACGATCGTTGATGTTGATAGGATCGTCAGCCGGTATCCCGGCGTAATCGGACACGGCCTTAACGTAGGCATCCGTTTCATTCTCATTTTCAGGCGCCCATCTTCCTATCATCTTGCGGATCGTGTCAAGTTTATAGTTTCGATAGTAGTTCGACAGGATCTTAAAGATCGCCCGATAGCCATACGCCATCGTCTCGAACTGCTTAAACGACTTGTCCTTGCTCGGACGTATCTCACCTTGGAACAAGTCTCCGTTGATCCGGATGTTTCCCGGGTTTGCGTTTCTATACCCACGAGGTAAATTATTTTTCCCCATATTTTACTCTCCTTTCTTCTTTTTATTCATGGCATTGGATAAAGCGTTTGTCAAAGCGTCCTCCAAAACCTTTTGCGTTACAACCTTACCGATCATGTCGGCTGTCTTACTCGCCTGCCTCCTTTGTTTGGCGTCAGCCTTCTCCCAGATAGACCGAACCTCCGTTATCAAGATAAATACGGTCACTATCGAGGATACGACCGGGACATTGGTCAAGAAAGGCAGATGGATAAATTCCCAGAACCGGCACACGTAGCAAACCGAGTCTATCCCGCACGCTATACATACGCTACCAGCGTAAAGTATGAACTTGCTGACCGTCCTACGCATGCCGTATGAATTACGCTCCTCGCCCCTCAATTTAGCCTTGTAATAACCCGAGGCGAAATCCCACCCCATCGCCACCATAACGATGAACATCTCAAACACGACTACAGTCAGTAGCTCCCTCATACTGCAAATCATTTTAAAAAATTCCATTCTTCCGATCCTTTTTTTTATTTAGTTATAAAACCACTATGCTCTCCTCCTCTCTCGCCGCCTCCCACTCGGCGAAATCGCTATCCACACGGTCTTTCAACGCCTTCCTCTCGTTAAGGAACGTCTTATAAGACTCCACGTATGACAAGTCCAATATGCCTAGCTGGGCGGCGTTGTAGTCGTTCAGCTTCTTTTGCTCCACGTCCTTGTCCCATAGGGCGTTGATACAGGCCTCCAATATCTTGTTGGCCGTCAACGTGGCCCATACCCTGACCTCGTTGTAACTATAGGAGATTACGGGGGCCATATCGTCACCCATCTCCCTTGTCTCCTCTCTAACGTCCCACCGGTACAGGTAGGAACCGTCACCGTCCCGCTCTATTCTAGGCGGCATTGTGTCGCTCCATGATCGCTTCATAAAACTCTGGTTTTAAAATTTTCTTAGCTAAATGCTTGCTATCGCTATCATATATCCAGCCCAGCCAACCGGCTAGACCTGCCTTGTATTCCGTTAAGGATATATTCGGGACTTTATTCAATCTAGCCGCCGCACGACATAGATTTTGCTTAGTCCTCTTCCTTATCCGTATATGCTCCTTGTAAAATACGAAACCCACGAAATCTACACCACGGCCGCTTTTATCCGATCTTCTCTCAGCGATCTTAAATATCTGGTAATTCCCTTTCAGCTCCAACTTCAACACGGCCAATCTATCGATAAGCCACGGAAGTAATACGTTTCTCAAGAAACACTTATCATGATGGAAAAAAGTCATGTCATCCGCGTATCTGATATAATGCCTTATATCTATAATCTCCTTTATCTCGTGATCCAGATAGGCGAGATAAAGATTCGCAAGATATTGGCTAAGATAGTTCCCGATCGGAACGCCGGGAGCGGAATCGATGATCTCATCCAACAACATAAGCAAGCGATCGTCCTTGATCTTCTTCCGAGCGATGCCTTTCAACACCTCATGATCTATTGACGGATAGAATTTGCGGATATCAACCTTGAGGCAATAGACGGATTCACGATCGGACAAAGCCCGTCTTGTCCTCTTATACGCCTCCGTTATCCCTCTTCCCTTGATGCATGATGTCGTATCAGCCGTGAACACGGAAACCCATATAGGTTCCATGACGTTCATTATGGCATGATGCAATATCCTGTCCGGATAATAAGGGAGCTTGAAGATGATCCTTTCTTTTGGCTCATAGATGGTATCAGTCCGGTACTTGGAAGTCTTGAACGTGCCATCCAGCAGAGACTTTAGCAAACGGCTTAGATTACCTTCTTTGTCCTTGTCGAACAACCTTATACCGTATGAATCCTTCTTTCCCCTTCGGGCTTTCATGTCCGCAAGTATCAAGTTGTCCATATTCGCTATCTTATCAAATAAATCCCCTATTCTCTTCATTTTATTGTCATTAATTTGCTTTTTATCATAGGGAGTCTTCGGTTTCCCTACCAACACCCTTTATATGGGGAGACTTTTTTCGCCAAGAGGCGAGGCCACCATCCCTGTTTGTTCTCTAAATATCTTTTCCCCTCTCTAAAAGTATAGGCGTGAACCGATGTTACGATTCGCATCGGAAGGCGCATTATTCGTATTCACGTTAGCGAGGCCTGCATTCGACCTGTTGTCCGCGTTACCGCCAACCAGCACCACCTAGGGATGATCGACCCTTATTCCGTCATTCGAGATAATACCTATTCCCGGAGGCTCGCATCGTCACTTTCCTAGGGAACTTGTCCATCTCCTTTATCTTACCAAGAACGTACTTGATCTCTTGGGAGTTCGTAAAGAATTTCTTGGCATCACTATCCTTATCCTCTAGATTCTCCTTGATCATGACAAGCGCCCTATCTTTCCCGAACTTGGTGGACACGCCATCCATGTAATCGATTACCCAGAACGTGAGATTCGTCAACTTCTGTTGGGTGATCTCCGGACAATTAAAATGCCTTGAGTTCTTATCCCTTGGGATATTCAAGAACGACAAGCTGCCGTCATCTTTATTCTTTTCTTCTTCCATTTTTATCTTCATTAAACGTTATACAAAAAATTCCCGACGTGAGACGTGCGGCTACGCCGACGTTTTACGAAATTCGGGGAAAAAGCAAAGGCGCGAACCGATGTAACGACGCGCATCGGAAGGCGCATAATACGTATTCACGCAAGCGAGGCCCGCAATCGACCCGTCGCCCGCGTAACCGCCAACCAGCACCACCTGCATGCGGTTAGCCGATGTGTAGGTGTAGTAGTAGTCGCACCAGTAGGTAGAGGAGCTACCTCCGACCTCCGTGGCCACTATATCGCCATCTTCCCCAAGCAACATCTTCTTGGCATAACCGTTTGTACGGCAGATATTGCCTTTCTTGTCATAACCGGTGTAAGAGGTGTCGCTGAAATTCGACGGGTCATCGGTAGTCCATAGAATAGACAATCCGGCATCGCCCGTGGTGACCTGTATATTAGCCCCGTCAGTGTATTTCCAGATGTGACCGAACGGATTCTCTATGCCACGATACCTGTTAGCCATCAACGTGGCGTGAGTACCGCCGGAAGCGTTCTTCACGACATACGCCTTCTCTCCCGAGCCGTTCCCGAACTCGTTGGTATAGCCGCATGGGATAAGTGGATTGGTGTTGTTGAAATTAGTCCAATCCGTCATTTGAGTAGGTCCCGGACCTAAGCCACCTTGTGCGAAACCGTTAGCGTCCTTCTGGGCGTTGAAAGGTTTCTGGCAGTCCAGCGTGGCGTACTCGACGGCGAATAGCCAGAACAGGGTCTTGTGGGCGTTGTAGGTATACATTTCCCAGCCGCTGCCACGTTTCCTCGCGGCTTGTCGGAATTGGTCTCGGGTGAGGTTGGTGACGGGACAACCCAATAAGGAACGGTAGGTGTTGTCCCATTCGGAGGTGTTGTCGCCGCCTCTTCTATTTACGTTTGTGCTACCTACTCCATAGGCAGACAATAAAGTCATCGACGGCCTATCTATTCCTCCCTCGAAAGCACTCATATAACGTTTATTAATATAGGTATATCCGGGCATAGGAGTATCAGACATCATACATCCAAACTTAAGGCCTTTTATGTAGAAACGAATCCAAAACCTATCCATTTCTGCCATTATAGCCTCTAAAAGATAATCTATAGACATATCCTCTTGTGACCAAGAAGATGCTCCTAAATATTTTTTCACTCCCCCGCTATTATCTAACACACACCCTCTTATCTTACTCTGCACCGGCAACTCCCTATGCAGTTGCATATTTCCCACACGCTTCCCGTCCGGGCTTGACGATGCCATGTCCCACTCTACACCGTAGGCGTACCGTTCCTCGATGTCGGGGATGTCCTCCCAAGCAGGGGTCCACTCGGTGGAGAGGTCGCCGTACTCGAGCTTGATCTTGTGGATGGTGGATACAGAGGTAACATTTTGTGGAGCGGAATATATAAGTATAGAAGAATTAGAATCAGCCACTTTCCAATTAAAAGTACTAGAAGCTTTCCCCTCTATAAAACCAGTACTATATATTCTAGTTTCTAAATAATTTTCACCTAATCCTTTAGTGTTATAGATAGAAAAATAATTTTTCCCTTCACCTAATTCTCCCCAAATAGTCAATGTGACTTGTGTACCTTCCGGTATCTGCTCTACCAACCAATAACGGCCCGTTTCGTAATTTGAGTGACTCACCTCCTTCCCAGATCCCAGCAACAGGTTCCTGCCGTACACGGGCAGCTTGCGGTACTTGCCGTCGGCCATCAGCGACTTATCATTGTCCCCCTTGGTCTCCAGCGTTATCGACACGTCCGGATCGTCATTTTTTGCCTTGTCCGGCGTTATGGTTATCTGTCCGTTAGACGGGGTGGAGGTGACAACGGGCTTTAACTTATCAACGTCCGTCCTTAGACCGGTGACCAGATTCCGGATATCCGTATCGTCGTAATTATCCAATCCATCCAACTTACCCTTATCTTCGTCAGTATAATTATTGTCCGTATGGACGTAATTAGCGTCCTTTACGATGTGATCGTCATTTGTTAATTGGGATGTCTTGGTTGGGATCAAAGCCGTTATCTCCGCACGCAAGTCATTGAGAAGACCGGTTAGGGTTTCCTTATCCGTAATACCCTGCAAAAAAAGCTCGATCTCATGGAAGGTATCTATAGCGTCGCTCGCTCCATCACCCAATAACGTGTCGATATCCGCCTTGATAGAGGCGATCTCACTCCTGACCCATTCATCATCATAGTTGGATAAGCCGTTGATCTTAGATAACAGCTCATCCGTAAGGTCGTTTGTGCTAAGTCCCTTCCCTTTGATCTTCTCGACAAACCTATCGTCAATCTGTCCGGACGTGTAATAACCTGACAAGATACTCGTGACCTCCGCAAGTATTTGTTTTTTCAAATCCAGCAACACTCCGGCCATATCCTTATCCTCTGTCATACCGGACAAGAACTCCACCACCTCCTGCCATCTGTTGATGATATTGTCCGCATCAGGATCTCCCGTTATAAACGTGGACAGATCGGAAGCAACTTTCCTTATGGCCGTGTCAAGATCCCCCTCTACCTCCTTCGCCCTGCTGATCTCGGAGGTTAAAGCCTCTCTTAACGCCGTGTCATCGTAATTACTCAATCCGTCGAGCTTTTCCAAAAGAGCGTCCGTCAAGTTGTTATCCGTATGCGTGTAATCGGCATCGGTTACGATATTATCCGGTAGAATGGGTATGCCTAACTCCTCTAGGGACTTATCCCCGACCAACTCAACCCCGTTGATCCGTGGTTTATTGGTCATACTTTCATAATCTCCGGTCCCTACGGCAGGAACGGATATATCTCCCGTTAGCTTTATCGTTGTCACCTTGACGCTGCCGCATCCCGTATCTCCACCGACGGAGCACGACCGTGGGATAAGACGGAACGCATCGCAAGCGTCTACGGTGTACATGCCCTCCTTCCCTTTGTTCTCGATAAGGGTCAGCGTATAGACACCGTTATAATCTTGGTCTTTACCTAGGTAGGTGAATCGTATCACGTTATCCCGGAAGTGGAGGTCTTTTACCGCCATCTTCTTATAGCCATTGGTCATGAAGACGCTAATGTTCTTGCCATCCAAAGACTCGGGCTTACCGTCCCGGAAGATGGTCCATTCTATATTGATGTCGTTTCCTATGCGAATAGCTTCCATATTATTGAAGGGTGAAGGGGTCTATTATTTTAAAAGATTCTCCATCTCCATTGGACACAATAATCTTTCCTTGGCAACTCTCGGAGATTTGAAAGACATAGTCTGATCCAGCTTTAAAAGATCCTAATACCGTACATCCTTTAAGAGAACCTGAAATTTGGAGTCTAGCCTGTCCTTCGATGTTAAATAGGTTATTAGTCACCATTAAATTTGCGCCATTCAATAATATATCTACATAATTATTTACCGTATTACCGCTAACTTCCATAGCGACATCATCTATATTAAGTCCATATCTCATATCATTAGTATCTATTTTTGAGTTAACGGTTCCTTTAACAGCTATGAAAAAAGACTTATTTGAGCTATTTTTCTTTATCCTGGCAGAACCTATCGATGGTTTTGCCACACTAAGGACATACACAGCAGTATTGGTTATACTATCAAGAATATATATTTCATTATTCATTGCCTTGCCATCCAAGGAAGCGTCCATAACCGAATCCTCGCTAATGCCATTATATGAATTTAAAAAAGTAAAAGTAAAAAACGGTACAGGACCATTTGTCACCTTTTTAAAAATATTTGAGTCTATTTTCCATTTTATGTTCTTAAAATCAAAATCAGCCTCATTTCCATATTCGTCTATAAGCCTATAAATATATCCTTTCCCACTCTCATGAGCGATTGGATACGATTTAGTATCATTATTGATATCATACCATATTTCCCAAGATCCTAGGTCTGATCCGGCGAAGTAATCATCACCTTCACGCATTATGGCAGATGCTTTACGTTCTAGTTTATTGGAAGATTTAGCCGTGACGATAATGTCAAAAGGTTTCTCCGCTGAAACAGCCTTGTATTTATCATTTACTTTAGTTACATAATCTGTGATCCTGTACTTGTTCCCTGCGACAAGAGAGCTTGCCTGAATCAAAGATACTATCTCCTGATAGGTTACAGAAATCATTGTTGAGCCGCCAGAACCAGCCAAATCATATTCTTGCCCATTTACATTTATTTTTCTGATTGTTCCCATATTTTTATTTATTTGATTGTTAATACTCCATCAGCAACCGTTGTTTGCGAATCGGAAATAAAAAAGGTTTCACCCGACACTTCCGCTTGTATATTTTTAGTAAAAACCAAAACACTACCTGAAACAAAAGCCTTTGTTATCCCAACTCCGGACTGTAACAAGGCTAACAAATCCTTTATCTGATTAGATTGCTCATCTATAATAGCCTTAAGCTCTTCGTTATTATTATTAAATTTATTGTTTAAACCTATAACTTTCGAATCTGTAGCATCATTTATCCTATCTTCCAAGCTAGGGATTAATACAGTTCCATCTTCCAATATAGACAAAGCGTTTTCTCGCGAGTTATCATCACGTCCTATCCCATAGGAAAACAGCACATTTTTATTATTTAGTGTTGGCTTATTAAAACGACCAAAAGAAACGCCATAATCCGAATTTACAAGCAGCCACTTCCCATGACAAAACGCCAACCTTGCAGGGGCTATATTACCTATAGTGCAATACTCTCCTCCTACATGTGAAAAAGAGCATCCCGGATAAACCTCATTACTATATCCTTCCACATGAACACAGAAGTTTTGGTCTGTATATTCTCTCCCCGAAAACAGAACATTATTGTATCCTTCCACATGATTTGCCTTATGTACTATTGGGGCACTATGTGAATAATATAAATCACCGCATATATTATTATATCCTTCTACGTGGCTTGTGTTATCACAAATAAAATTGTTACATCCCTCAAGGTGGCTTCGGGTGCCAATTGAAATGTTCAGAGCGAACTTCTCTCGTATAGATACAGCGTCAAAAAATAATGAGTGCTCAATATTTTCAGAGTTATAGACTCCGTAATCTTCTATGAAAGTCCTTAAAGACTCTCCACTCGTATCAAAAATAGGCCGATCCGCTATGCCTCCTACGGTATTTTCAATAAAATAAGGCTGGGTGCCTATTGATCCTCCTTCTACATGCGAACCATCTCCTAAACAATAAGAATATAATCCCTCTACATGCGATTGCGCTCCTAAGCACCATGTTTCCCTGCCCTCGGCGTGACCCTCGCTAGCGAACACATTCGTTTTGTAACCCTCCGCATGCGCCCTAGGACCGGTAGCGTTGGTATTCATACCCTCTGCGTGGGCGTAATTTCCTGCCGCCTTGTTATTCTCATAGTCATTGAATATCTCGGCGTTCTTGTAACCCGAGTAGTTTTGACCTACACCAAAGGCAAGGCTGTCCAATTCGATAAAATCCCCGTTTGCGCTTTTATCAACGGAGGATTTAAAAATATAATATCTATCGGCTATGATATTATCCGTAGGGACAAACACGTTCCCCGCCCCATTTCCGTCTTGGCCGGGCTTGCCTTGTGGGATACCTAAATCCAAAGCATAAATAGGTACACCTTCTGGGGTCTCCCCTCTCAAGACAAAGCCAGCCGTTGCCGAGCTATTAAAAGGAAGGGTGGAGACCGTACCGATAGAGACGACCGGAGGATCTCCCGGAGTTCCCTTCGGACCGGTTAGCAAGGATAATTCCACCAACACATTCCATCCGGGATTTCCAACATACCTCCATTGGATATCCGTAGACGAAGAGGCTAGTTCTATCTCCCTACCGTCAAGTCCCTTAAGTATAGCCATGGGGACTCTCACTAATTCCTCCTTAGCGGAAATACCGGGCAAAGATGACACGGAGGATATAGAGTCAATCTCCTTGAACTGACTTAAATCCTTGGACTCCTCCGCTAAGATCTTTTTACTCTCAGCGGCGATCGCACGTAAATCCTCGGGCGTTAGAGTAAAGCCGGAAGACAATGTAAGATCCCCTACAGCCATATTATCGTATGTTATTCTTGTTTAAGGAAAATATTTGCCGCATCGTCTATCACGGTTGACAATATAGCCTTGCAGTCTTCGTCCGAGACTCCATCTTCCAAGACTATCGATTTCCTGCCTTTGTCCACAATGTTTACATAACCGAACCTAAGCTCTCCTTTTTTGACCGAGGCCAATACCTCTGTTACCTTTTCGCCCGCATTCCGTGTTGTCTCATAGGAGATATCATAATCTCCTACCGTGTTTTTGTATTTGCTTCTCAATACAGATGATAATGTTGATAGTGCCATGTTAATTTCCCCTTTCTATAATGTTATAAATTTGCCCATACGCTCCAGGAGGTAAGAGTAATGCCACTTTTTTGATCAATGTAGCCTCCTCGATTGTTATATCCAATTCTCCGTTAGCTTGCCTTAGCTTCAGATACAGTTCAAATGCTTGTAACTTGCTACGCGAATCATCTTCATCACGCCCTGTCATGTGGATATATTTGCCATCAAATAATCCTTGGCAAAGGACCTCGTCTATCATTTGATAACGTTTCTCCTTTTTCTCTCCGGCAGGTACCCACTCAAAGGCTTCTTCGCCTTGAGAATTCTTAAATGCTATGTGAAAATTCACTTTCATAATTATTATTTTTATATTAGGAACTTCTTCTTATCTCTCCAGTATTTGTATGTATTAATAAAGGCTTCCAGTAGGAACTTTCTGCCGTCGTACTTAAACCCTTAAACGTTATACCTCCTTCTGTATACAATGCCATGGAATCACTATTATCCGCTATTCCAATCAAAGCCGCCCCTTTTCCGGAATGAGATTCTACATGCCCGGCATATATAAAGGTAAAAACTTGTCCAGTCTCGTGCATGCGAATAAAAGCGTCGGCATCATCTGTCTCAAGGCTTTTATAGGACATTATCTTAAAGGCTCCAATAGTCCCCTCTGTTGCCGCCAACTTCTTAGCATACAAATTATTCACATCAATCATAGAAGTAGCGATATACCCATTAACGATGATTGTCTTATCTTCCAATGCTTTAATAATGTCATTCTCTTTGACCCAACCGGGAAGTAACTCGACCGATGTATTGGCTTCCTTCGCCGCATTTAAAGCATTTGTGGCGTCTGTAATGGCTGTAGTCGCCCTGCTATAAGCCGATGAAGCAGTTGAGTCTGCGCTATTCGCTATGCTATAGGCATCAGAAGCTTTCTCATAGGCTTCCAAGGCTTTATCCAATGCATCCCCGCCAGCCGCATCCACCTTATCCTGTAAAGAGGAGTCTAAATCTGAATAGGTAACGGCTCCCACAAGGTTGATCCTATTCGATTTAATGGTGGTTGTCGTTGCCGTCTGGTTGATATACGATATGATATTATCGCCGTTTTCCAAGCTCTTGGCGGCGAACAACGTATTTCCCTGCGTAGTGTTGATCCATCCCGCCGTGTCTATCTCATTCCTTATATTATCCACCCTCGTTGATATGGCCGATATTTGCCCTGCGGTAATATTCAATTGAGAATCATACTTGGTATACACCTTACCTGTTTCCTCATCCACATAATCCTTCGTTGCCGCCAGCTTGATAGACTCTTCTGTTTGCTCTATCCTTGTCTCCAACCTGATAATGGCATCCGCCAAGTTATCGATAAACAAGGAAACACCATAAATCAGTATTTCCCCATCGAAAGATATACGGAAATCGCCACGTTCGTCCCATTTCCCCGCTTTCGAAAGCTTACGATACGAGGATGATGGTTCCAAGGACATGGAGACATAAAGGCTTGATCCCTCGAAACCTGCGGTCAATATCCCCGCCTTAACAACCCGGTAATGTAATGAGAAGGAATAGTCATACTCGGTCGCCTCGGTCTCATGTGACGGTATGTTTATAACGTCATTCCGCTGGAGGATATACGAGTCACTGATACGTAAGACATTTCTGTTGCCATCTTGATAAATATCTGAAACTCCCCTCTTCTCTGACAGGAAAGAATCATTGGCGTAAATAAACGATCCGTCATGTCCCCAAAAACTTATTGAGTTCTCTGTCACCCAATAGTCCGTATTTTGGGAGAATGAGCTATTTTTCAATATATTGCCCGGCTCTAAGGATATATCGTTCCTGATGCCTTCGATTGAACTCTCGAATTTCCCGTTCATTATGGAAAATTCCTGCTCGACCGTATTACCTGTATCAAGGATGTAGGTCGAATTTTCAAAGTAAGCCCCGTTACCGTAAATCCCCCAAACACCGGTCAAATCTATACCGTTTTTGGTTCTTATCCCGGAAAGATTTCCGATACGTGCCTTGGTCGCGTTATCGGGGTCTGTCTTCATCCCATACACGACATCCATATATGGAGCGCCGATCTCGTCGATCGTAGTAATCTTGACAATACCCTTTCTGGTAGAATCAGCCACGCTATCTATACGGGTTAATACATCTCCTTGCGCAATGTCGGCTTTATCACCGGCAAAGTTGACAAACGTAATCCAGTCCAAGCGATCTTCACCGTCCGATAAATTACCGATGCCGACTTGATCAACCCGAAGTTCGTATTGCTTGATGATATTGTAATCATTCTCCCCTGTCGGCATTCCCCCAAAATGTTGGACCATCAATATATCCCCCGAACGGAACGGATTGTAGAGCACGCCGTTCCCCGTGTCCAAGTAAATCCTTCCGGTCGCATGGTCGTAATACTCCACCTTCATCATCCCTGAGAATGTCACGTTGTCGTTTTCGCCACGAAGCTGAGAGACGATGAACTCATAGACCCGGAGACTGCCTCTCACATTTATATCGTCTATCTCTAAACGGAATTTCTGTTCCTCTACACCAGCCGAGTTAACCCGTTTATATGGAGCAATATCCCAACCGAAGCCATTAGGGAAACCGGATATAAACGTATGGGAACCCACTCGTTTCTTGAATAAAACATTCTCACGGAACCATGACTCATCAAATATGGCACGACCATCGGCCTTGATCTCCCAGCCCTTGCCGTCCATGCCGTCGAGGAAGATGGAGGAGCCTATCTTTTTGTCGAATAAAATATCCTCATGGGCGATATCGGGAATATCCTTACGAAGGTAACGTTTGTCGTTATCCTGTTTTACCTTGTTTATCTCATATAATGTCCGCAGAGCGGAGAAAACATTCTCGTCCGAGGCGGCGGTAGTATCCTCTTTCTTTATGATATACACCCCGAAAGAACCGCTACCTTGGTTGACGTACGTGTTATCCTTATATTGGATATTCTCCAACTTACGCTCCAATTCCCCCAACCGGGAGTAAGCAGCGCTCTCTCCTACCGTATAGGAAGGCGAATCATATGGGATATCAAGTTTTTTCTCGAAACCCAATACCCTAGATTCCCGCCCATTCTCAAAATAGGCCTTATTGATAAGCCTGACACGCTGTCCTACGGATAGATCAATCGCCTTTTCCGGGTTCAATATACCATTATTCTCATCGTAGCCGGAAGCGTAGTATGAGTTAAGGACGCATGTGTAAGTGGAAGGGTCCGACACGACCTTGCCCTTATACTCTATCGTCCTTCTTAGCAATTCCTCTTCCGCCTGCGGGATAAGGGTGTCACTTACGTATTGCGTGTCAAAATTGTATAGGATATATTTGTTCCCCGTCCCCGGTATAAGAGGGCTTTCCGGCAATGTCTGGCCATAGGAGTCATTACGGACTATCTCGAACACCTGAGCCTCCGGATCATCCTCCGGCAGTCCTTCCGGATTGAATCGCAAGGCGAAATCCATGCCTGACAACGGCCCCGTCTGGAATACGACACGAAGCTCTTTGCCGGGAAGCACGTATTCCTCGGAGAAGGACAATCCCGAGTCCTTGAACCGGTAGACGGTGAATGTCTCCGATGTCCCGTCCTCGCCCTCCTCCGTGACCTCCTTCGGTATCACCTCGGTTATCGTACCTATCTTACGAGGGTATATATCGTCGAATATAACGACCGCCTCCACTATTTGATCCTCGGTCAATCCCTGTACCACGTCCACGTAGGGAGTTCCCTTAGGAAGCATGAGGCGTTTTTGCACCACCCCTTGCACCACCGTACCGGATTCCCCCTTGCGATAGCCGGAGGGGATATTTCTCGTTGAGCCGAAAGCGTACAGGCGTGTGGCGAACAGGTCTTGGCTTTGGCTCCTTGGCATGGACGCTACCTGCCTACCTATCTCCAGATCTACGGGATCGCCACGCTCTATCCTACCTATATATATCTTGTCACCCTCTACCCACCACTCGCACTCCCACGCCTCGGCAATCTTGGTAAGGGCATCCACGATATTCGTGCTGTCGTATTGCACGAGCTTGGCGACAGCGTCAACGGAGCTATCGACAACGGCTTGGTACTCCTTGCCGTTATACCTGAATCCCAGAGATCGCAAATTGGATACGACAATGCTTAGGTGGGCCTCCGGAGCACGTGTAAGGCTCCATGACGCTTCCTTGTTACCTTGCCTATCGTAAAATAGGATATGATTCTTCCATCGGTAATAATGCGAGTCGAATCGCACGCTATAGTCGTATCCGCCTGTGGATGCGTTGAATGTCGGATATGTCTTGCCAGTTACGTAGAAAACGTTACCTTCATAATCGATATTGTCTCCGATCTCCAGTTGTACCGGGTCGGACAACGAGAACACGAGGTTCACATAGTCCTCTTTCATCAACTCAAACCGACGTACCGAACCCGTTTCTATCGATACCGACAACTTGACTCTACCAGATATGTCCTTAATCTCGATCATGAACTCAAAGTTCACGCATATAAGGGGGATGGCAAAAAATCAAGCGGACCTAAAAAAAACAATGGCGGGATTGTTGTAATTTTGTTGTAGGAGGAAATAAAAAAAGCCCCGAGCCACTGGTATGGTACGGAACTTTTTCTTTTATTTTCTTGATTTTAAATGTTTATTGATAGTTTAATCTATAACTTTCGCCTTCGCATTCATATTCCCATACATACAAAGGTTTATAAACCATCTTGAACATGAGGGCGGAACTCCAGTCATCTCCCCCCATTAATTTGCCACAATCTTTTTCTTCATAGACAATCTGATTTGAAAAAGAATCATATACATAGAACCGATTAATCGTAACATTTTTGTTTGAACCATTATGAAATTTAATATACATAGTCCCCGTGATAAAACCATTGTTGTAAAGTCCATTCAAACGTGTAGACGCAGTTATTTTTTCTTCAAGAGGTATTTCCAAAACGGTTATTATACATTCCGCTTTCACCGTCCCGTCCTTCGTAGACACAGTAACCGTGCATTCTCCCGGATTTGATGTATTTATTATTCGTTGCTCTTCGTTAGCAAAATAGGCAATACTTTTATCGGAAAATTCAAATTTCAATTCTGAGTTATCTGCGTTATATGGATATACAGAAACATCCAATGTAAACGATTCACCTTGATTTATAGTAATATTAGAAGGATTTAGTATTATACTTTCCACCGCTATCGTCTCCACCGTAATCTGGCACGCATACCGTTTCCCATTCACAGTCGTATAGACTTCTGCCTTCCCTTCTTTCAGTGCATTAATCCCTATTCGTCCGTTTGAAATGGACGTTATAGACACGACAGAATTGTCCGAAACATACCATTTAACTCCGGAGACATCCGCATAACTTGGCTGTATTGTATAATCAATGTAAGTGTTTTCGCCTTTTTTCAGACTTATGTTTTGTTCCTCAAAAGATATGTTAGATACCTGTGTTTGACCCTCTTCATCTGGTTTATCATCGTCTTCTTTATCACCATCTTCGCCAATAATGGTAACCATTGCATTAGCCCATATGAGCCGGGAACTGTTATCTTTTATCCCGTGGTTGACTACTTCTACAATCACCGTTCCTGATTTAGTGGCCACAAATAATCCAGTACTGTCAATACGCCCACCGCCTGTTTTATTATCTTCTGTTACGACAGTCCAGACAAAATCATCCTGCGGATAGTTTGACGGGGACGTTATGGCTTCGAACTGATATGTGTCTCCAACCTCTAGTTTTAAAGTTTTAACGTTCAATCCTATGCTTTTCAACTCAATCACTTCCTTTTCATCTTCGTTAGTACAAGATGTAAAAAGAAAGAAAGGTAGCAGCGTCGCCAAAATTAAAAATAAAACGCTCATTTTTAATACATTTACATTATCATTTCAATCCAAATCACAACATTACAGCAACTTGCTTTTCCACGGCTTTTTTTATGAAAGCGTTAATAGAAACGCCTGCTTGCTTTGCCAGAACAGCCACTCTACTATGAAGTTCCGGTGATAAACGAACGTTCAATGAACCAGAATAGCTCTTATGCGGTTCAATCCCCTCTTCCTCGCAATACGCCAGATAATCATCTACAGCCTCGTGGAAAGCCGTTGTAAGTTCCCGCACGCTTTCCCCCTCAAAATTAACAAGACCATCAATGCCTTCTATCTTTCCAAAGAAAACATTGTCCTTCTCGCTAAAAGATACAGACCCGATATAGCCTTTGTAAGTCAATGTATTCATATTTGTACTTGTCTATCTCTTTTTTCCGAACAACTCGGAATGACTACCAATTCTAAGCAAGTCGATTATTTCTCCGTCAATCCAAATAAGAAGAAAATCCCCTTCTATATGGCATTCCATACACCCTTTATACTCACCTTTCAACATGTGAGGTTTGTATTCTTGTGGAATCGGATGGTCATTTATAAGTAGATTTGCGATATATTCAAAAGCTGCGATTTTTTTGGGGAATTTCTGAATACGTTTGAAATCTTTCTTAAACTGGCTTGTTGGGTGTAATTTCTTTTTCACTTCATTAATTCCTCCATCAAGCTATCCACGCTGTCGAACGTTTCTTTATTCTTGGTCGTACGTGCTTCCCTTATAGCCGCTATCGTTTCCTCGTTTGGCTCGGAGTATACAGCGTCCATCAAGGTGCTCTCTACGAAATTATTCAGGCTCCTGTTCGCTTTCTTGGCTTGTTCCTGCAATATTTGCAACAAGTCCTCACGTAAACGGAACGAGGTTTGCTTTCTTATTACTGCTTCCATATTACTTCTGTATTATATTGTATCGCAAAGGTAATGCATTGTATGCAGAAAACAAACTTTCATGATTTTTATTTTGAGATCATTGAAGATAACATCATTCCACCTTAATCTTCAATGGATGCCCGCAATTAGGACACGTGATAGATAGAGAGTCTTTCTTTGGTTGCTCGAATAACTCTGTAACTGGACATCCTATTGCGTCCGCTATTCTTAAAAGAATTTCTGTAGATGGGTTTCCGTTAATGTGCGTGCTTAAAGTAACTCTTGATATACCCATTTTCTCTGCTACTTCATTAACAGATGTACCGTAATGTTTAATAGCTTCTTTAATTATTAATCTATCTATCATAATGATCTGTATTAAGTTTATGCAAAACTACACAGAATAATCAAATGTAAAACGATAATATTACTAAATGATGTTAAATTTAAAATGATAGTATTTCTTTTTCTTGTATATGTAATATGATAGACTTGCATTTACATCATCAAAATAAAACAACAGTACAATGGCAACACAGAAATACAACAAGAGTGAGATCATGAAAGACGCATGGAGATTATTCAGACTTTACCGAAAATTCTCTTGGTCTTTTGGCAAGTGCCTTTCTATAGCATGGGATAATGCCAAGATAGAGATAAAAAATAATGAGGCCAAAGCCAAGAGATTGGCAGAGGAAGAAGCTAGACGCATCGAGTATCGCAAGCATGTTGTCTTATCTCATGTCGGTATGGCTAGCCTTTACGGTAACAGGGTTTATTCGGGTGATTGATAACTATGCATTAATAATATAAGGATATGGAAACGATAGAGGTATTGAAGAACGTGCAAAGAATTGCGTTGGAGTGTATGATCGGAAGGAAACCGGTACATATAAATGTAGGCGTTATGCCGGAGACGGGCGGTTTATGCGTCACCGTACAGGACAGACTTCACGAGGTGGTCTACATGGAGATATTCAATGACTGGATGCCGGATCACAAGGAATGGAATAAAAAGACCTACGATAGATTCATGAGCGTAATTAGCGACATGACTTGCAGGCTTGCGGGATAACTCGAACGACGGGGAGAGGATCGGAAGTAGATGCCCCTCCGGTAATACGGCCGGAGGGATTTTACAACAATAGCTCCATTGTGGTTTTTCGAGCCTTGAAAAAATAGGCCACGGATTTTGTCATATATAATTTTGTGATATGAAAATGATCGCTCATGTGACGGTAGCGAAAGAAGATATTTAAGGGCATTGATTCCAGTTGCAGACCGTCACAATAGGCAACTTCAATCTTTGCCCTTCGCTTTTTACCTTGTCAAGCGAGACTGGTAATAAGCAGGTAGGACGGCATACACCGGGGTTCAAGTCCCCGGCTACCACTTCGGTCAAAATAAAATCCTCAAAGGTAGTGCTTGACCGAGCTACCAATGAGGATAATATTAACTTTTATAACTGCACAAAGTTATGAAAAATAAAAATGGATTAGCAAAATATGATGCTAATATTTTAGAAAAAATCGGTAGAGACGAGGACAAGTTTTCTCTGAACGACTTGTGGGTGATTGCTGGTAGTCCAGAAGATAAACGACCTTATGATTGGAAAGATTTAAAGCAGACGAAAGAATTCATGTCTTCTATTTGCAACGTTTTAAATACCGACAAAAACGGTATTATAAAAACGAAAAGGGGTAAAAGAGGTGGTACATATGGTATTAGGCAAGTTGCATTGGAATATGCGCAGTACCTAGATACAGATCTGGCAGTACTGGTTAATGAGGTTTTCTTCCAACGTATAGAAGAAGAGAAGAATCCCGATTTGATCGTTGATCGTGCCATAAACACATATAAAAGAAAAGGTAAAAATGAGCGATGGATTGCTCAAAGGATTCAAGGTAAAATATCCCGTAGCGCATTTACTAGTACACTAGCTTCCCATGGCGTGGAACGTGAAGGTTTCCGCAATTGTACAAATGCTATATATAGTCATTTGTATGGCGGTGGTACAAATGTAATACGTGAGAAGAAGAATCTTCCCAAAACAGCGAACATAAGAGATCATATGAGCATAGCTGAGTTGATGGCAGTGGGCCTTGCGGAAGCTTTAGCCTCCGAGGACATCGAGAAGAATGATCTAAGAGGTAACGGAAAATGTGAATTGGCTAGCGGAAAAGCATCCAAGATCGTAGCCAATGCAGTCATGGAACATAATAAACAAATTAAAATGATAGAAAGATGAGCAAACATAGAAGAAACAGATCAAATAAAATCATCCGTATGCCTTATTTAGCTAGTAAAGGTAATCTTAGGTTTATCCAGACGGAAGATATGACACTAAATGAAGTCAAAGAGTGGGAAGGCAAGTACAAAACCGTTTCAGTCAATTCAGATGATGGGGCTATTATTGAAATGCAAAAATCATATGTATACGGCATAGACAAAAAAGGACACAAGAGCATTAATCATGAAAGCACCGCATTATTTATTGCAGCATGCGACAATGTATGCGAAAAAGAGGTTACACTAGTTCTTTCCTCAAAAGAAGATGTAAGAAAATTACGAGACTATCTCAATAGATACCTAGAAGATAACCTATGATTAGATTTAGCATCACCAAAAACCTTAACTATGATAACCTGTGAACTATTAAATGATTGATTGAATATGAAAAATATAGTAGAATTATTGCGTATGTCGGAATTTGTTGGCATCTTTGCGATGCGAAACTTTTTTATGGGCATATATCATTGTGCATTTTTATTTGACTCTTATATACTGAAAATATATAGGCAGGCAGTGTCTAAGCTTTATCCCACAGTGTGGCGCATAAAGGAGTTTCGCAGCTTTAGGACACTGGCCTGCCTTTTTTGTTTTACAAATAAATTCATTGCGTAATGCGAAACTCCGATGGATTTTATTTGAACGGGAATAATAGTACCGTACAAGTAACGTTAGCTCACGACACGAGCGAAATAAATAAAATCCTTATTTCTGATTCTAGGCAAATCAAAAAAAATTATTCTAAAGTGTTTGTTCATTACAAAAGTATGTTTACTTTTGTAGTGCGACACTTTTATATAAATATATGGTTTGTGGATTTTTTATGTCCGCAAATAAGCTACTGCCTAAGATATAAGCAGAGGTTTCTCCGTGCATATTCGCCCACAAGCCAATATGAAAGTGTCGCAACTTGGAGAAATTCTCTGCTTTCTTTATTTATTAATATTTAATTTTCATTGATTATGCGACACTTGAATGAAAATTACTCAAGCGGCAACAATATTGCTGTGTTAAGTACGGTAAGTCCCTCCGAAATGGGAAAAATCTTTTCTTATAATGGTAATAATGTTACCATGCGTGTACGAAAAGGCGTTGTTTATGTAAACCTTACAGAGGTTGCAAAAGCTTTTCCAGACAAAAATCTCACTCATATTATTAACTCTCAGGAAATCAGCGACTATTGCGAAAAGTTTTCCAAACTACAAAATTGTAGTTTGGCTGATTTACTGATAATTACAAGAGGAGGGAATACCCCCGGAACTTGGGCACATCAACGTGTCGCCCTCCGGGTAGCCCAGAAGTTATCAACGGAATTTTCGATATGGGTAGACGAGAGAATAGAAGAGCTTCTCACTACAGGTCATAGTTCTCTCCAACACCAATACCCGGTGCCTCAATCCTACGGCGAGGCCCTAATGCTAGCCGCACAACAACAGATGCAAATAGAGGAGCAACAGAAGAGGATAGAGCAAAAGCAAGAGGAGATAACGGAATTGAGAGCGGAGAACGTAGAGCTACAGAAGCAAAGCGAGTACACCCGTGTTATCTTGCAAAGCAAGCAAACAGTACTGGTCACCCAGATAGCGCAAGATTACGGGATGAGCGCAAGAAGGTTCAACGCCTTACTTCGTGATCTTGGCATACAGCACAAGGTTCGCAACCAATGGATTTTGTACGGTAAATACTTGAATAAAGGGTATGTTCACAGCGTCACCCACAACTACACTCACACAAACGGGAATCCCGATGTTAGCCTCAATACGGAATGGACACAAAAGGGACGTCTATTTCTGTATGAGGAATTAAAGATACATGGGATAATGCCACTCATAGAAAAAGGGAAGGCTAATTAATCCATTATTTAATGACGTATGACCAATATTACGCCTTTTCGTATAACATTAAATTCATGAGGAACAACGTATGAAAGACATAAACACGATACTAAACGAAATGCTTTTAACGTCCCAAAGGGACAAGAAGGCGATGGAGCGATTCAACCGGCAATCCTTGAAAATGGAGAGGCTTATCGACGAGCTGGAGAGGGCTTGCGGATTTAGCGGCACCAAGCCCAAGCCACATATGACCGTGTCGGTATACAACAACGGGAGGTCAAAGCCGGGAAGATTCGACCTCCGATCTTTAAATACGCATCTTTTAGCGCAATAGGACGAAGAGCCGTCTAGCCAATAAGGGCCGGACGGCTCTTCACTTATCCCCTTGACGTTGGGTCAGGTTCCTCGAACTTAACGGATAGCCTACTATTCAACCTGTTCCGATCCAATGCGAAGCTTGATGATCTCTTATGGACAAGGGTAAATGTCATATCAAGATCCGGAACACGCAATACGACCTTGCCTTGTTGAAGGACAGCCACGAACGCCTTATAATTCAGCATATATTCCTCTTGCGTATCCCCGTGTATGTTGAACGTAAGGGTAAGATCCCGGCTAGCCACCTTGGGATTATTGAACACGACCCTCTTCCCGTTTTCCAACCGGCTCTCGTTCTCTATGAAATCCTTGTTTCCCGCTGGGGTTAGCAAGGTCTGGATAAAACCCTCTCCCATGGCGACACGATACGTGCCCCATGCGTCATTCCCGTTAATATATAGATCCCCTAACATAATATCCTTGCCGTTCCGTCGTTAATAATCTCCACCTCGCATCCCCCGATATTGACAAGCAATATCACGGAGTAGTTCCCGGCCTCTATCTTGGCCTTGCCCCCGTGCATCAAGATCACCTTATGCACCCTCGTGTTATCGTCATAACTCAAATACGCCACGGTATTACCTATCACACCTACGTTTGTTTTATTGTTAAGCTCAATTAGATCACGATCCACGTATATCCCGTAGGGAGCTATGTTTTTAGCCATGCCTCTAAATAAATCCAACGAAGGATAATTATTCTCCTCGCAAAACTCCCGCCCTTGCGGGGAAAAAAACAGCCAACATAGGCTCTTCCAGTCAGTGGCCTTGCCAGATTCACTGCAAGCCCCTAGCGAAATAGCCCGTCTCGTTATATCTCCAACATTCATACTACATGTTTTTAGTGTTAGTCTCTATACTAGTCAATTTATCCACCGCTTTTTTCAATTGTATCACGGTATTGGCGGTATTATCATTGATCTGCTGTAACTCTATATAGATACTGGCGATCATCGTCCTAGTCTCATCCGCCACGTCATACAACGAGGCTATCTTTACAGATATCACGTCCATACTGGCCTTTATATACAAGAGGCTCAAGAATTGCTCGGAGCCTTGCAGGAACAACAGTATCTCCTCCCCTGTCATTTGCAGGGCGGTGAAACGGCCATTTAACTCATCGGCGCTATCTTGAGACATCTTCTCGAAACCTCCGGATGTAGCGGTCTGCTCATATTTATCATTCTTATCCTCTTGGAAATACTTGCTTGACGTATCGAAGACCTTCTGGGCCTCAGCGTCCATTTTTTCCTTCAACTTGTTCAACTCCGCTTCTTCCCAAGGCGAAACGATACCATCGGACATATAATCGGCCAGTTTCTTCATGAATTCCTCTACGGAAGGGGATAATTTCTTCTTCAAGAACTCAATGATAGCCGTCTTGATCAAATTTTGGACAATCTTAGTCGAAGCCTCTGCCGCATCAGTTCCTGTAGCCCACGCCTCCGAATACGCTTGGGCGAACTCGTCAATAGCGGACATGACATCGGTTCCTGTTATAGCCTCTACAGCTTTCTCCTTATTGTCCTGCAATTGAGCGTTGATATCCTCCAATTGCTTTTGCCAATCCTTGATCCGGTCATCGTCGGTCTTTTTCTTGTTCCTCTCCTCCTCGATCTGTTGTTGGATGATCACTTTTTGCTGCTCTAGCAATTTATTTTGCTGGTTTATGAGCTTAGAAGCGTCCGTAGAATAAGCCTTTTCTATGGAACGGCCTAGCTTCTCATACGAGGCATCCAACACATCGATCTGGTCTTGTAATCTCTGTATACGTTTCTCGTTCTTTTTGTCATGGATCTTAGCGATAGAGGACGCTAGAGAGGTCACTACCCCAATAGCAGCACCAGCGGATGCCCCTATAGGGCCAAACATCGCACCCGCTTGCGCACCCTGCATAGCGGAATTTACAGCGTCCATTGCTATATTTAAACCTTCCGCTATGTCATTAAAAGCACCTCCGAACGAATCACCAAGTTTTCCAAAGGTATTTGACAAGAATTGAACAGAGGTCATAACTTCATTTACACCCTCATTAATGAGCTGTAATGATTCCGTCAGTTTTTTGGGGTCGTTACCAGCGGCAAAGAATCGCCTCACTCCTTCTGTCACCTTGTCAAAAGCGGGTCGCAACTCATCGACCTTCTCGTTGGTGCTCTCAACGCTTTTCCCTGCCCTATCCATTATTTCAGGCATATCAGACCAAAGATCGAATTGTTCCTGCGTTATGCCTAATCCCTTGCCTTTTGATTCATCCCATTCTCCGGACTTAAGAAACTCCAAGGCCTCCTTTCCCTTGGTGGATATCTCTATCAACTCCTTTAGAGTCTTGTCCTTCATGTCTCCAAAAAGAGCGATTATGGCATTGGCGGTATTGCCACTTTTTATCTCAAGGTCGGAAAGCTGCTTATCCCATTCCTTCCCGAGTATCAATTTCTCCCCCTCGGTCTCGGCAAACGCTATTTTTTGCCCGTATTCGGCGGCGAGTGCCATTTTTTTGTCTTGATAAGTGCCATATTCCTTAAGGTAATCATTCATGGCTTTACGTTGAGCCTCGATCTGTTCGTTCTCTACTTCTTGCGTGGACCGCATACGGGTAGCCTGAGCCTGCGTAATGGCTGTTTTTATTTCAACCGTTTGTTCTTGCGTGAGTTTTCCCCCTTGCGCCTCACGCCACTCTTTCTCCCTCTTACGGATAGCCTCTATTTCACGATCGTAATCATATTCTATTTGGGCGATGCGCTTATCGGATCCTTCCTCCATAAGATTTATCCTAGATTGCTGGTTCTTATTCTGGAGATCAAGTAATTGCTGATTAACACGCTCTTGTATTTCTTTTTGTTTTTCAGCCTCTTTCTTTTGCCTTTCTGTTTCTTGTTGAGCTTTTTTAAGTCTATCTTCTTCGTATTTATCGTACTTTTCAATGCCTGAACTAGAAAGAAGATCATCAGCCGCCTGTTCTTTTGCCTTACCAAGTTCAAAATAAGCGTCCGCATTCCGCTTTAAGGCTTGTGCGTCTCTATCTACAGCTTCCGCTTCATGATCAAAACTTTTTGCCCTATCTTCTACTAATTGTTGATGAGATTTTATATTACCAAAACGAGTATCTTGTATAACCCCGGTTGCGTCAATTTCCTGTTTTTTACAAGTTTCACTTGCTTTTTCTCTAATTTTATCTGCCTCGATTTCTTTTTGGATAGCCTTTTTATATTCTTCGGCAGCTAAATCTTGAGCGGCAGTAGCTTGAGCACGCAATTTCAATGAGTTTATGAAATTATCTGTATTATCCACAAACAAATTCTCAGCGTCTCTTACAGATTTAATCGAAACTCCCATCGAATCAAACGCATCTTTATTCTTCTCAATAAATTTCTGCTGTTCTTGCAAATTACCTGCAAGTTCTTTCCACTGTCTTTGATATGACTTAAACTGAATAATCAACTTGCTTAATTCTCCGGAATTTTTAGAAAAAGATTGGTTTAGCTCATCTTGTAGCTGCTTTGTATTTTTTATAGCCTCGCCTGCTCCAAATAATTTTTTCGTCCATTCGATAATATCCTTCCCATAGACAGATAAAAGCGTTATCGCCGCAACCAAGGCCGTTTGCCAACTGAAAATAGATGTTATCAACTGCTTCCAGACTGGAGCCACTTTTGCCACGTCATTATTTCCTGCCGCTACAGCCATCTTGAACGCCTTATACTCCGCAGCGGCTTTCTTCAGCTCATCGGCAAGCATCGGCAAGTTATTGGATATAGCCAAAAAGAATGTATTCCAGCCAACAGCAAGGGAAGGTAACTCCCTTGCGACCTGTTGAACCGACACGCTCAATCCGTTCCAACTACTGGCGTAATTGCCGACGTTCCGTTGATATCGTCCGGTAGCTTGCTCCGCCGAACTAATCTCCGTATTCAAGGCCTGTATCTGTTTTTGCAGGTTAGTCCCTACGGTCGCTTTCCTATCCGTAGCGGAAAGGCGGTCATACTCGGCATTAAGCAACGACAATTGCTTTCTCAACGCTACAAGGGAATCCGAGGCGGCTCCCTCGATCTTGATATTGTCCGAATATTCCTTCCTTAGCCTCTTCAGGGCCTCGTTCTCTAAAGCGTGCTGCCGGGTCTTCTCCTTCAGGTCGGTTAATATATTAGATCCCTTCTGGGAATTTTTATCCGCATCCGAGAGAGACAAGTAAGACTTATTGAGCTTTTTGATCTCGTCACTTAGGCCTTTAACCTTCAGTTGTTGCTCGACAAACACATCGGTAGCGTTATTCAATTCTTCTGTTATCTGACGAGCCCCATCAATAATACCATTAGAGACCTTAAGCTGCTCTATTACCCTTTGATAATTCTGCATCTGCTGCTCATAGTCCTTTAGTTTCCGTGTCGCCTCCTCGTATTTCCGGTTTAAATCGTCAAATCCCTTGGTATCTGTAGATACATCGAAATCCTTCAAGGCGGATTTCAACTCCTCCACCTCCTTTCGAAGATTTATAAGTTTCTGTAGATCGGCATCGACCTCGAAGTTTAGTTTAGCCATTAATCACCCTCCTTTTCCTTTCGCTTCAACAAATCACGCCCGGTTCTCTCCACGATCAAATCACCGGAAACGCTATGCAATATATCCTTCTGCATGATCAGAAGGTTTCGATATGGTATTTTATAAACCACGTCCTCATAAGACAATCCCAACGATTCCATGAACGTGGCCACTTGCCCTAGCATGGTCTCATTACCTGTTACCTTGGTGTCGCCGCCATTCTTGCCACGCTCTCGGCTAAGGCGGCACAGACGAAAAAATCCTCTGCGGATATGAATTTAACGACAGTCTCCAACGCCTCCCTTAGCTCATGGAGGGTAGCCCCATCGATCTCCTTGTACATATCAGCGCTTCCTAAAACGAACACAGACAATCCCTTTAATATATTTTCCAGATCGTTCCTCACCTTTTCAAGATCCTCCTTGCCCGATGTTGTCTTATCAATAAGAGATAGGTATTGTATACCTTTGCAAATCGTCGCTATTGTAGGAGGACTTACCTTATACGCCTTCCCCTCTAGGACCACGACCTTGAAATCCTCACCTAGGACAGCGTCAGCCACTAAACTAGCACCCTTGTTCATGTCACGTAAAAAAATTAGAATTAAACAAAAACGGGGACGAACGGAAAATACCGCCGTCCCCGTTCCTATAAGACATATTACATTCAATCCTTCAAGGATTTTCCTTCCACGTCAAACCAATACTCTGAAGCTATTGTCGTGGATGATTTCAGCGGGGTGGCGGACATCGACAAACCAACGGCCCCATCCGTGGAAGCCCCACGACCCACAAGATTCGCCTTAGGGAAAATGATAGCCACGTCATCATTGGTAATAGCGACGATACATTTATATCGTTGCTCGCCGGCGTTGCCACGTTCCCATCCCTTATCCGTATCCAAGGGTTTACCGCCCATAAGCTCGGCCTTGGTAGCGAAGTCATATGCCCCGATCACCCAATTCAAGCTCTGTGATCCTGCCTCAAACGATGACCGATATGTCTGGCCGGTCAACTCATCCTTGAATTCTGTTAACGTACCGTCCTCCTCGGTATATTCATAAGTCCCTTGATGGACGATTTGAACATCCTTGAAAGCCGTAAATAACGTCTCCAAGCTCTCGTATGTGGGTGCAGCAACTAGAGGCTCCCCATAAAGTATCCTTTTTACGCCTATAGCAGAAATTGTTCTTCCCATATTACAATACTATTACATTTAAAACTTTAAATAATACTCTCACATTAACGTAGTGACATTTAAGATCCCTGTTAACCTCAATTCTAGTAGTGTCTACCTCGTAGGTATAAGGAGTGCCATCAAACACCGAGGTGTCCTTGAACACCTCCATGGACATACGTTCCAGCTTATTCATCCTGTCCAAATCAGGCGTTCCTTTCTCGTCCAGATCAGGGACGGCTATATTGACATGAACGAATCCCACCTTCCATGTAATTCCCGGCTCCGAGGAATTCGAGTGTACGGTAACCCTCTCCTCCTCAAGCTTACCTGTAGGCGTATCATCCTCCTTGTACACCCCGGTAACACCAAGTTCCAAGGCTTTCTTATATAAGATTGTCTGTATGTCCGTGCTTACTATCATTGTAACATAGCTATTACTTTAGCCTCGGCAGTATCTATCACGTTTAGCTTATGGATATCATTCACATAGCTAGCGTAATCCATTCCCGCCACGACAATCAATGTCACTCCCTTTGTATGCTTAGAAGCCAGATCCCTAGCGTAACTAAGCCCTTGCCTGCCCCCCTCACTTCCATCCCCGGACTTCCCTTTAGCCCAGAACTGGACCGTCTTTTGGGATCTGGTCGTGAAAAAAACCTTCTCATAATTTTCCCCACGTCCATCTATCCTCTTAAACCCGCCTTCCTTTACGATCTTACCGTCCATTGATATGACATATCCCAATGAACTCCTCAAGTTCCCGGTAATATCGTTATATTTACCTTCTTGAACGGCGGTCTCATAAGCGGATTGCCCTAGTTGGGCAAGAAAGGCAAACACCTCACGATAGGCCTCCAAGATGAAATCATCCACATCGGACAAATCATAACTTAACTTTATTATTCCAGCCATATTTGCCCGTAATTTAGATAATCCGTGAGCATCGGGTTGATAACAACGCCACTACCACGGATACTACCATCTTGGTTCAATACTCTCACGATATCCCCGGCATCAATCTTGATCTTATCTGTCACGACACGATATTTGTAATCAAAGGCTACGCCATTTACCGTATATACCCGATCGGCGCTCTTATCATAGCATTTACATCGTCCCAGTCTCTCCCATAACTCACCACCAGTCCCGGGAACAGGATTGCCATTGTCATCGTGATCATATTCCTTGACAACCTTTCGTTCTAATATGTGAGGAGCGTAATACATATCAATAATCCGTATAAGATGAGACTACCCCAAGACCGGAAGACACATCCGGGCTAACACCGTTCCGTTCGCACAGGAACAAATAATACCGCCGGAGGCCGTCCTTGTCCCAAGAGACAGAGAAGCCGCTCTCATTGACGCTATCAGGGCGCAATAGCAGCGACGGGATGATCTCTATCATCCCTGTCTCTACCTTGCCTATGGATTCACTAGACATCTCATCGTCCGGGGATAGCCCCGATTTGATACTGAAATCCAGCATATCCGCCTCGGATAGATCTCCATAAGCCGAGAATTTCTGCCCTATGTAGTCTCTTATCGTCATGCCTCCACCGTCAATGAGTAAATGCCATTAATCTCGGTAAGGACCGGCAAGGATAGCGATTGAGCCTTGGTAAACTCTACGCCATTGGAATTGTCCGTCTCGCCCTTGCCCCATTGAGAGATACGAATCCGGCCATAATTAGAGTAAGTAACGCCCGGTTCCTGTCTCAACTCATTATCGGCATAAGCGTTCTTGATGACACCTAATTTACCTGCCGGGACAAAGACGATATTCTTGTCGTTCCAAGGCTTGTACTCGGATAGCTTGCCGTTGTCTTGGATACGGGTGATACGTCTCACTGTCTCTATGACAGGAAGGTCATTAGAGCGTAGGAACTCATTCAAACCGGACATCAAAAGAGGAGTGCCGGATTTGTCGGTCCCAAAAATGACCTGTTTCATCTTCCTGCTCTTAAGCAAATAAGACAATCTGGCCGGAGACATCAATATCTTATCAAACGTCACCTTGTCTTGGGCCGCATCCACGACACCTTGGATATCCTCGAAAGGATCGACGTTGTCCTTATTGGTATCCGTCCAGTCAAGAGTAACGCTAGCGATATTCTCGGGCGGCATCTTGTAATCAATAATACCACGTACCCCTCCTTCAGGGTTATTATTGGCATTAAATGTAAATACCCCCTTGTTAGACAAGGCACCCAAGAAAATAATATCCAGCTTAGATTGTACGGATTTGACAACGGTAGACACGTTATTCCACATCAGATTAATGAGCTGCTGTGTCTTCTGGTCATCCGTCAACATCCTAGAGTCTAGGATCTGCAAGACCTTACGATACTCCTCGATCGGCATTGAGTAACTCATCTGGTGGGTAAGGACCTTTTGCTTCAAGGTCTCAAGCCCCTCCGTACCCAAGATCGGTTCCTTTCCCTTGGAATCAAGGGTAGCCGCCGCAACGCTCAAGTTATATTGCCCGATCAGCTCCTCAAAATTAAGGCCGATAGTTGGGACATCCCAATCAAGATAACGCTCGTAGATATTCTGGTCAAACAAGCGCTTGCGAAGCTCCGTGGCAGCGTCAATACGAATCTGAACCTCTTTTGTCAGTTCGCCAAAAATAGAACTATAAACATCCATCGTTCACCTCCTTACTGTCTAATATACTTAATAGTGGGATTATTCTTCATGCTGAATCCCGTCAACCATGAGGAAGGGACTGGATAAGCCACATCCTTAAGGATAAGGACCTCATATCCCGCCGATACCGTCTGGAAAGACATATTCTTCGTATAGACAAACGTTGTCTCAACCACAGCGTCAGGCTCATCCGTTCCCACGGCAAGAATCGCCCCTTCTGTAGCAGACTCTACAGCGGCAGCCAATGTAACCACGTCATAATCAGAGTTGCTTGAATCTACGGAACTCACGTTCTGCCCACCAATAGAATCTCCCTTGGCGACAAAGCTATCTTTCCCTATACGTGGATTAGTGGTCGTTCCTCCGGCTAATACCTTAACGGCCTTACAGATCTTGCACTCCATGCGATCAAAGTACAGCTTGATAGGAGTGCCCTTTCGCACGATTGTCCCTTCCGCCAACTCAGTGGTTAATTTGAAATCTCCGGGAAGGACTGCGCATTCCCCGCGCCAAAAGACGGGGAACGATCCTTTAATCTTTGTTTTGTCAAATTCGATACCCATAATCTTTTACTTTAATTAGCGTCCGGCAATGATTTGGCCCAATCCTTAGCGAGCTCCTTGCTCTTTTCCTTGGACGTAGAGACAGAGAACGCCGAACCTTTTTCCTCTAATCCCTTTGCGACCTCATTTTGTCTCACCTTGGAGAGATAAGTATCAATCGCGTTATCGTCCATATCGTCCGTTATAGCGAAGCCCTCCTCTATCCGTTCCTTTGAGATCTTAAGGCTCTTGGCCTTGTCAAGGATCAGATTGTGTCTTTCAGCACGTGCTTTCTCCTCCTTAGCTTTATCATTCTCGGAGGTCAAGAGCCGGATTTTCTCGTCCTGCTCCTCACGATACTTCTTGAACCAATCCGGCTCCTCGTTTTTATCTGGTTGCTGTTGCTGGCCGCCCCCCTTGCCTCTCAACTCTTCCAATTCCTTCTTGTAATTTGCGCTTTCAGTTCGCACCTTATCCAAGGAACTCTGGTAAGATTTTAACATTGATTCTTGCCCTGCTACCGCAGTTTCAAGATTATCGTCCGTAATCAGGCCAGTGGACCCCAATGATTCTGCCACGGACCTCAAAACATCCTCCGTTAACCCAAGATTTGAATACTTCTGTTTTAACTGCTGGAAAATCTTCTCTTTCATGCTATTACTTTTATTTTTCGCATAAAAGTATTGATACATAAGCTTGTAATAAAATAAAAACGGGTTATATACATGACAATAGACCGATTGTCACAAAAACAATAGGGCATGGCTATAAAATAACCACGCCCATTAAATTTAATGATATCAAGGTATGACTTAATCCATCCTTATTATTGAGAGGAATCATCCGAAGCTTTAAGATTCTTGTCCTTCTCATTACGTTGCGTCTTTTCCCGCTTCTCCTCTAATATCCGTCGAATCTCCTCCTCCGGCTTGTCTGTCAAGGACAGCATATCTACCGCCGTTTGAAGAGACACCAATCCTGACTCATAGAGTTTCGCTATCATATCTATTCTCTTATCCTTATCCTCGGCGAAAGGCTCGGAGAACTCATGTTGCAGGTCGAGCCTGCTTAACTCCTCTCTCATACCGATATGAGTGACATTCATCATGATAGCCAATATAAGATTCTTCTCACGGTCTATCAATATATCATATATCTCTTTCAAGTTGTCCCTTTTCATATATCCAAGCGCCAAGGCCCTTTTCAATGCCTCCCCGGATAATGTCCCAAGCCCCTTCATATTCTCGTAACTGAAATCAGGGGTGAACGTATCGAATAGTATACTTGATGACAGGTCTTTTTTCTCCGCCTCTTTCATCGTGGAATAATCGGGCGGAACGAGATACTCGGCAGCGCTTTTGTCCTTATCGGACATGGTGATAACCTCTCCTACCATATTAGATCCTCCCCCTACTATGCTCTGAATGACATCAGCGGTTAATTTCAATTTTGGATCGGAGAAATAATTATTGGAATCCGCCGCCTTGCTATCAACCGCTTCCTCTCTGTCTATACGCTTTTGCACCCCATACCATGCCTTGTTTTGACGATAGTAGATAACATTTATTTTACCCGAAGGATTAAGCAATGGCGTAACATCCCATCCGATATCCGCTCTCTTGCATCGATAGATGTATTCCGGGGTCTCTATATCAAAATGCTCTACGGACTTATCGCCCTCAAGCAACGTATATCCATAACCAAAAGCTATCATGTTATCCCATTGATCAAATAAAGGCCGCAATGTATATCCTTTTGACTTGGATATAACCTTAACCTTTACTTGGGGCATACCATTTTCCCTGTATATATGATAAACCTTAGCGCTCTCCGTCTCCGCCCCAGCCAAACGCTTGGCCTCCCGGATTGTCGTGTTGAATCGAGTATCACGGAGAAAATCACCGAATGCCCTGAAAGCCTTATCCGTATCATCCGATACAGCTTTCCACAAGATAGGCTGCCCGAGGAGAAAAAACAACTCGACCTCATTTATATACGCTTGCCTTCCTCTTGGCAATTTCTCCGTAATATACGGTTCTTGATTTTTCCTGTGCTTATTAGGACGTTTATTAACCTCATGGGATTCCGGGTTATACTCCAAGATCGCTTGGGAAACATCCCTGTCCCGGCATTGCATCATTGACATGGCCCGGCTTATATCCCTATCCTTGATAAGGCTGACAAAGTCCCTCTCCACTCCCAACGAGTTCAATATCTTGTTTTGGAAAACCTGAAATATAGCGTCTATGTAATTCATGTTAAAATCCTAACTCCTCCTTCGAGTACAGTCTTGTTGTTAATACTTTTCCTAGAAGCTTGCCTATCGTCCAATAACGTGCCCCATCGATAAGATGGTTATACCCGTCAATAGGCTCATTGATAAATTTACCGTCCTTGTTTTGGGCGTATACATAGTTCCTAAGCTCTTTTATCAAGTTTAAAGATCTCTTGGTGACACAAATCTTATACTCCATCATCTTGATAATACCTCCCATAACAGATCCCTTGTACTTGTCCGCAGGGTATATGATTATCCCCGCATTTGATATTTCTTGTATAAGCCTTGGATCGGCGCTGTCAGCGTAAACCACCAAGCCTAGGTCTTTCAATACCTTAATAATCTCCTTGGTTAACATATGGGTACGGTAACATTTCTCGTCAAGATATAACCTATCATCAACCAATCCGCATCTAACTATAGCGGTAGGGTCATAGCTATATCCAAAGTCAAGCCCTAACGCCACATGCTTGGCATAGGAAGGGAACTCGTCCACGATCTCGAAATCAGGGAACACCAACCCTTCGGCCATCGCCCGCTGCCCTAACCCATAAACCGCCCAAAGCACCTTATTCTTATTCTTCAACGACTCTATCTCATCGATGATTGTTTGCTCTAAAAAAGGATTGTCCTTATAAGTGGATATAAAATGATACGTCCTAGGGTCATTGTTCAGATCGCAAATCCAGTGCTCGTCACTGAACGACGGGTTATAATCAATGACAGAGAAAAGAGTGGTACGCATCACCAGTTGCTGCCACTCAAGATAAGATATCTCATTTCCCTCGTTACAATAAAGTATATCACGTTTCCTTCCTCTTATCTTCTGCTCATCATCCGTGGAAAAGAACTCAACGAATGATCCATTTGGGAACGAGTAAACCATCTCCGACTTGTTCATACACCTATTATCCCATATACGGAACTTATCGATCATGATTTCCTTGAAATCCCGGAAGACAGATCCTTTCAGCGCCGGCAATGTCTTCCTCACGATAGATAGAGACAGCTTAGGGTTATGAAGGATATACGCTATAAGGAATATCAATATGTTATAAGTCTTACTGCTCCTTGAAGATCCTTGGGCAGATATGATCTTATAACCGCCATCCAAAGCACCCTGTACCTCCGTATATATCCTAGTCGTCTGTATCACCATTGATAACGTCCTCCCTCTTGTCAATAACCTGAATAGTTATGGATTTATCCTCGCCATCTATATTGACCTCCGATTTGACAGGCGCATCCCATCCCATCATCTTCGAAAGGCGATCCAAAGCGTCTATCTTGGAATACATCTTTACCTCAAAGCCCTTATCCGTACTTTTGACCGATTGGATAGCCAATTGGAAAGACAAAGGCAGTTTGGATAAATCTTTTACCAAGAAGATTACATAGTTCTTCCCCCTCTTGATTTGCAACATGTCCACTACATTGGCCCGTGCTATATTCTTAAGGATATCAATAGCCTCGTCTTTGGTTATATCCGATCTTCTTTGTAAATCAGCTTGCAACTCTTTTACCCTTACCGCTATCTTACCGTTGGCTAGAAGCTCGCAAGCTCTTATATTAATAGTCTCTGGTCTCATATTCTCGCAAGAATAAGCACGCCTGTACGCCTCGGAAGCATTGCCTGATTCCAAGTAATAATTACAGAACTTCTCTTGCTTGATTGTCAATTTCATATCTTTGCCTTGAATAAAGATCAAGACCAAAGTTATGTCATCGGTATTTATGGTCATAAATAAAGAAAGGGCGATTCGTGACAACAGGTAGAATGTCACGAATTACCCCTAAAAAACCACAAAAT